TCATATTGCAAGGTTAAGTAAATGGAAAATGCAGCAAATTTAGTGCGCTACACATGGACGCTAATCAGCGAGTATAGGAAGTTTAAAGCGTCGGATGACGCAAAAGAGGCTCAACTTTCCGGGCTTATGCTTGACGCTCTTATTAAGTTTTTCAGTGATTATATAGCTCCAGATCCAGAAGCGTGAAAATAGTAAATATATTTAGTCGCAAGGAAAAGCAAAGAAACCCGATGAATACAGCATGGGTGCCAGCTCACGAGCTGAAGTTCGTCAGAAAGTGCCAAAAAGCGGCATCTGGTAAAGTGCATAAGTACCCCCGAAAGAATAAGGCTTCTGATTAATGGCTATTACGGTCAACAACATATTAACGGAGCTTGGAGGTGGCGCGGTATCGAGCGTAACATTCTCCTCTTATAATGTTGGCGCGGGTACGTCAGGCGCAAGGAAGCTTGAGGTATCTATACAGATTGAGTCAGACGACCGCACAGTAACCGGTGTTACTTATGGCGGTGTAGCTCTTACTTTAGCTGATGAGGTGTCTCTAGGTGCTGGAGCTGGCTATAACTACGGTGCCGTATGGTACATAGATGACGCTGACATAGGTGCGGGGTCTCAGACAGAGGATATTGTAATAACTCTGTCAGGATCTACGACTAAGGTCGTGTGTATTGCTCGATGGCTAGATGATGTAGCTCAGGGTGCACCAACTCAAACGGTAACGGCTTCCGATATATCTGCCGGTCTCACTTCTTTTGACGCTACAATTAACGGCGTTGCAGCCCTCGCAATAGTTACAAACTCCGCTGGCCTTGGCGATAACGTCACGATGACGCAAGACGGCGGCCAAACTTTGATGGCTGAGCTTGCAGGGGGGACCATGCAAGGCGGTGCCGCGTATGAGATACCAGGCGCGGGCAATCACACTCAAGGGTGGACATTCCCGGCAGCAAGACGACCGAATATTGTTCTCGTTGAGTGGGCCGAGTTTGGCGGCGGTGGCGGAAGTATTACGGCCCCCACGGTTCAACCTATTCATGCTATTGGCACGAACGGCAATTCGTTTGCAACGTTTACGGGTAGTTATTCCGGTATTACTCCAACACTGATTGAAGCGCGCGTTATGCGTAGCGCTGTAGAGGTCATTGGGTGGGGTTCTGTTGATAGTTTTGGAGCGGGTGTGTTTGATTACACCCCTAGCATACCGGCGAACGACAGTTACACAATCGAAGTTCGCACCACTGTATCGGCTGTTTTATATAGTGATACTTCTGCTTCGTTCGATGTCGGCCCGGTTCTGGCCGTTATTGGTTCAAGCTCAGCAGTGCGGATGTTTAGTGTTGGCTCGGCTACTCTTGACACTATCTCACACGTTAAAGTTAGTGATGTATGGACAGAGTACGACAGCACGACAGAAACAGGTTCGCCATGGGTGGAGCTGGCTAATTATCTGAGTGGCAAGTTTGGCGCGCCGACTGGGTTTTATAACTATGGTTTGGGTGGAACGCAGTTAACTACAGATTGGGCACCCCCTTCAGGCGCTTCGTATACCAATTTTATAGGTGATGTAGAGGATGGAAACGTCTCTGCGATCATTGAAGTAGCTGGTTCGAATGACACGCGAAACGGCATTACTCTAGTCTTATCTGACTTCACAGATCTATACACGGCTCTACGCAGCGATGTTAGAGATTGTCCCATTTTTCACGTTGGCAATCAGAGATTCCCCGGTGGTGGTGTTGACGCTCAAGCGGTGGCGGCTTGGATAGTAGAGCAATCTCTAGCAGATGATGACGTTGATAACTACCAAGTATGGCGCATTGATACAGAGATAAGCGGCGATAATGTTCACAATACGATAACTGGCTACGAGGAAGTATATTTAAGGGCCGGCTCGTGTTTCGATGATGCATTTGGTAGTGGCACATATAACAAAGGCCCATCGATAACCGCAGCAGTATTAAATACGTCAACAGAGATCGCGCTTACTCTAGACGATACCGACACAGACTACACAACGATTACACCAACTACCGGGCTTTCTGGCTTTAGGGTTGACGGTGGCTCGGTATCAGTAACAAATGCCGCTATAGTCGGTAGTGAAATAATATTAACTCTAGGCTCTGCCGCTAGTGCGGGCGACCTTGTGGAATTCGCCGCATATAATGAAGATGTGCCCGGAACGCTGGCGTTTACTAACTACCCGTTGGTTAATTCCGAGAACACAATGCCGATTGACCCAATTACTACGGCGTTGGTGCTTACTCAGTCTATTAATTTATTACCCACTGTAGGACTGAGCAAATCAAACTCACTTGATCCATCGTTGCAGATAGCCGCTCTGGTTGAGTTGTCGCCTTCTACGCCAAGATCAGTATCTAACTCATTCGACCCTTTGGTTATTCTGGCGTCTTTGGTAGATGTTTCTCCAAGTTTGGCGTCATCAAAATCTAACGCTTTAGATCCAAGCGTGATAATAGCGTCAAGCGTAAGTGTTACCTCATCTGTATCAAGATCGACATCAAATAGCTTAGATCCAATCATAGCTATAGTGGCTAATGTGGAGTTAAGCCCTAATGTAGATAGGTCGGTATCTAATGCGGTAAATCCAGACATTCAAATTGGGGGTGATATATCTGTATTGCCTCAAGCATCACGATCAGCATCAAGTTCGCTAGATCCGTCCATATCATTAACTGCTAATGTAGCGGTTAGCCCAGTAACACCTTTAAGTTCAAGCAGGCCACTTGACCCATCGGTTCAATTATCTACACCGATATTAGTAGCGCCTGATTCAGTTAGATCTATATCGGTAGCAAACGACCCGGTTATAGATATCGATGAGACCATTGTTGTATTTCCGGGTATAGGTAGATCGGTATCGAATGCACTCGCACCTTTAGTGCAAGTTGGGCAGGCTGTAAGAATCGATGAATTTACTGTAAACTATAGAAATCAAGACGTATCATTAAACTATGCGGGTGATTATGTTGCCGCAAACTATGGGGATTAATCATGGCTAGAAATGATTCAAAGCGCGCAAGTGCTTACGAGTACAATAAAGGCTTAGGTGCTTACAACAATTCTACAGACGTGTTTAAGTGGTCGCTGGTAACTAACACCTATGCGAGCATAACTGAGAATGCGACAAGCTTAGACTTAACAGACGTTACTGTGATTGCAAGCGCTGGCAACTATGTTGCAGGCACTACAATTGCAAACACAACATGGACGCAATCAACCGACACTAGCACGCTAGATGGTGACGACTTTAGCTTTGCTGCTGATGGGGCGAACCCTATTACAGTTAAATGCTTAGTTATTTACAATGACACTAGCGCCGCTGATGATATTGTGAAAGTTGTGGATATCACAACAGATGGCACTACTGATGTAGATACCACTCAAGGGTTCACGTACACAGTAAATGCTAGCGGCATCGTAGAGACTCAGGTTAACGTCTAATGCAAAACATCGTCTATCTAGGCAAAGACAATCCGATAGTTATCGACTTCACTTTTACAGGTGAGTTCGAAGCTGACGGATTGAGCAACTTTACAGATATTCAAATAGAGATTGGCGGCGAGTCATATACTTTGCTGCTAAACCCTACTAATGTAATTGTTAGCACTAACACACAGCTTAGAGTTCTAATAGGCGATGTAACTGCTTTAACTGATGGCGCATACCCACTAACTGTAATCGGTGTAAGCGCTACCTACGACGATGGATATGTATTAAACTCATGCGGAGAGCTTGAAAGAGTAATCGTTAAAAGTATCTAGCCGGGGGCTGGATTTTCACTAATTAAGCTAGGGGCTTTAAAGTGAGCAATAAACTAACGGCAAAGCAAGAAGCTTTTTGTCGAGAATATCTAATAGATTTAAACGCAACTCAAGCCGCCATTCGTGCAGGCTACTCAGAAAATACAGCAAGACAAGTAGGGTCGGAAAACTTGTCAAAACCGTATATATCCGAATTTATATCATCTCTCAAGGTGGACCGCTCAGAGCGGGTTCAGTTAGACGCAGACTGGGTTCTGAAGGCAAGTAAGCAATTATTTGATAGGTGTATGACCGAAGAAGACTTTAGCTCTTCAGGGGCCGCAAAATCAATCGAGCTAATCGGCAAGCATGTAACCGTTAAAGCGTTCGAGCAAATACAGCAAGGTAACGATAGTAGTCTGGCCGATTCGGTTAACAAGCTAATTGATAAGCTTCCAAGCTAGATGCAAACCGGAAACCTGCAGTTAGATAGGCAACTGGCTAGATGGTATGAGCTTAAAGACCACGATACTCAATTAAGACTTATCGATGCCGTAAATGATGGCGTTAGATTCCCTCTTGTGCCTGCCGGTCGAAGGTCTGGGAAAACGGAGAGGTTCAAGCGTTTCTTGGTCAAGCAGGCAAATAGAGTTCCCGGTATTTATTTCGCCGCAGCACCAACGCACGACCAAGCAAAGAAGATCTTCTGGGATGATTTAAAGGCTTTTACCTTATCCGCCACTCATAGTAAGCCGCCTAGCGAATCTAACCGCATTATATATATGGATAACGGCTCAGAGATTCACGTAATTGGATTAGATAAGCCGCAAAGAATCGAGGGTATACCTTGGACAGGTGGCGGAATTGATGAGTTTGCAGACCTAAAGGATAACGCATGGGAGGCGAACATATACCCGGCCTTAAACACTGTTAACCCTACTAGGCCAGATTATAGGGCTTGGTGTTGGTTGCTTGGTGTTCCTGACGGACTCAATCACTACTACGAATTATGCGAAGCTGCGAAGATCGACGAAAGCGGCACGTTTGAAGTATTCCATTGGATGACAGAGGAGATATTTCCCGAGATGGCCGAAGAAGCCAGAAAGGTAATGTCGTCCAGGCAGTATAATCAAGAGTTTAGGGCCGCGTTTGAAACTGCTAGCGGTCGAATATATGAAGATTACAGCGACTTAAACGAAACTACAGAATCTATATATCCACACGAGCAATTAATGTGGAGCCATGACCAAAACTTTACACCGCTAAGCTCTTGTATATCGGTGCGCAGGAATGAAGACCTTTATTTGCTAGACGAGATAGTCTTAACCTCGGCAGTATCAAGGCAAAGCGCATTGGAGTTTGTTGATAAGTACAAAGATCACAAGAACAAGCATGTATTGATATACGGCGATCCTGCTGGACGGGCTGGTGAGAAGCATGGCCACTCATCTGATTACACAGATATAGAGGATGTTCTTAAAAGCAATGGATGGAAGTATACGAGGAAGGTTAAGAAAGCGGCCCCTGCAATCAAGGATAGGCAGAACGCCGTAAGAGCCAAGATATTAACGGCTGACGGCAAGACCTCTTTGTATGTAAATAAGAGTACAGCAAAGTGGTGCCACAAGGGTTTAGCCACCGTTCAGCTTCAGGAGGGCTCTACATTCCAAGAGGATCAAAAGAACCAATACCAGCACATAACAACGGCTATTGGTTACATGGTGGACAGAGAATGGCCTATAAGAAAGGACATTGCTACAATACCAGTCAAGTTTAATTATTAGGCCGACACTATGGCAAATGTAAGTCAGACGCACCCATCATACGATGAAATGAAGGAGGAGTGGCAGCTAGTAAAAGCTTGCTCATCTGGTAGTCGTGAAGTTAAGAAGCTTGGCACGGCTATATTGCCAGCTCCAGGCGCTACCGAAGCTAGCGGCGGAATACAATACGATAAGGTTAGGTATGGCGCTTATCTTCGTCGCGCTATCTACACCAATGTTACTGGTCGCACTAAAACCGGTTTAACCGGTGCTGCATTCAGAATTGAGCCTGTAGTTGATTTGCCAGTAGGTCTTGAGTATTTAGAGTTTGATGCGGACGGCGCAGGCCAATCTATAACGCAGTTATCTAAGGATACCTTTGCCTCTCTACTTGAGGATGGTAGGCAGGGGCTTTTAACTGACTACCCAGAAGCCGAGGACGGATTGACGGCTGAGCAGGTCGCAAGATTAGAGCTTAAGGCTACAATTAAGCGATATGGCGCGCTAGATGTCATTAACTGGAAAACTCAGAATATAAACGGTAGTGAGGTTCTAACTCTCGTAGTCTTGAGGGAGTGCTATAACAAATCAGATAACGAGTTTCAGCATGACGACCAATTCCAATATAGGGTTTTACGGCTGGGCGGCATGGATGAATCTAATACGATGGTTTATTCACAGCAGGTATATCGCGACAATATGCCGATAGATTCGCCAAGGTTTCC